TTCGCCGATGGCTATTATCGTTGCATCGCCGATCCCTCGTTTATGAAGGATCTGCGTGCTGATCAAGGCTTCCGCGAAGTTGCGCGTTATCCTGGCACCGGCATGCCCAACCCCCTGATGGGTGCTATGGCCCCCAACGCCTCCATCTATGGCGGCGGTCAGTATGGCCAGGCTCAATTTGTGGCTGGCGAACCTGTTATGCCTTCCGGCTTTGTGTTTGAAGGTGTGCGGTTCTTCGAATCCACTAACTTCGCCAGCAAGACCATCACTGTGAACACTGGCGATGGTAGTGGCGCTATTTCTCACGACACTCCTCCAGCGCTTTTCTTTGGTCCTCAAGCAGTTGGCGTGGGCATCGGTGGTCCGAACGCTCAAGTTCTGATCAATAACAACGACGATTTCAGCCGCTTCATCATCTTGATTTGGCAGCTGTACGCCGGTTTCGCGAACCTGAATAAGGATTTCGTGACCGCTGCTTTCACCATCATTTGAGGTAGGAGGTAACTAAAAATGGCAACTTACAAAGAAGAAGCCGGTGCTATTCTGCAGCCCGGTAATCAGATTAATCGCCTCTCCTCCTACAACCATGAAGGTGTGTACGGATGGCCTGGTGTTGAAGCCTATGAGCTGATTGGTTTTGTCAAGATCGATAACTTGGCTGCCGATAAAGCCAGCTTTAAGAGCTTCAGCATCACCGTCCCGTCCCCCGACCGTCGTACTGATGATCGGGTTCGCGACAACCGTACCTCCCTGGTTGTGCAAGCGAGTGCAGCTCGCCCCGCCTACGTCTACGGTGCCTCTTTAGCGCTTGCTGAAGATATTCCCTCTGGCGGCCTGGCTGGCTATCCTGCATCACCTGTGACTTGTGCTTTGGGTGGTACCTCTACTGAGCTCCTGCTCCTTGGCCCGGATAACGCTGGTGTGCCCTTCGGTGTTCCCGCGACTCAAGCCAACGGCCTGGCTGCCGCTAGTGCTAGTCTGACAATTGCCTCTTCGGCTATTGCCCAAGGTTCTAGCGATACGACCACCGGCGACCTGCCCTTCTGGTCCTCTGTCACCACTGGTGGCATCGTCGCTGCGGACGCAGCCAACTCGATGTTCTTCAAGGTGACGGCTGATACCACCTTCAAGGTGTATAACGTCGACGCCATCACTAACACCACTATTTCCGGTGATGGTGTGTTCATCAGCTCTGACGACAAAGATGCTGGCAAAGCGGGCTTCCTGGTCTGCCGCGTCAACTATCTGCGTCCGGCCGCTGCTGCTAGCTGGAACGATATCCAGACCTTTGTTGACTTCGCCTCTCAAGTTGGCGGTAGCGACACCTGATTCATTTTTTGAATCTATACGAGGGGGCTCACTGAGCCCCTTTTTTATTGGGTTGTAAGATAAGATTTAGTTTGTTAGGCTAAGCAGAGACTTAAATTACACCAATGCTGTATCAATACCGTGTCACTGGCGGTTTAGTCGAGATGGTTTCAAAGCATGGCGATGGAATCGTCATGTGTGTTGATTCCCAAGATGAGGTTTTGTATATCGAGGAGTCTGACCTCACACCTCATTTAGAGGCGACAACCGAAAAACTTAGGACAGAAGAGCGTCTGACCGAGCAACTTCAGGCCGAAGGGGTAAATCCAGCAGTACCTACAAAAAAAGAAACATTTCCTCTGGATGTTCGCATCAATATCAACACGGCGAGTGCCCGTCAAATTGCGGATACGTTACCTGGAGTCGGCCTTAAAACAGCACGTGACATCAAAGATCTTCAGCTCTCTTTACCTGGTGAAAGGTTTCAGAAATTAGAACAACTCAGGGGTATCAAGCGTATTGATTGGGATGAAATTTTCAAGGAAAATTTAGTGCGTGTCGAGTAATTATTTGCGCATGCTAGTGTGTTATTGGGTATATCTGAGAGGGTATACCGGTAACGCATTCTGTTCAAGTAATGCAATTAGATACCTTCCTTAAGTCAAAAGTACGTTGGCATTTAGGTTATAATCTGACGTCAATACCGGCTGGGGATCAGGCTCGTCTAGAAGAGGCTATCAATAATATTCCTGATACCTACTGGTATTCAAAAATTGTCGAACAGGTAGGTCGGTGCGATGAGGCTGAAAAGCGTACCGATATGACAGGAAGCGTGAACAATAATGCAGTGCCTAGAAGTCGAGTCGAAACCATTGCTGGTGACGTTGACCGTACAATTGCGACAGCTGATTTTAGAGAAACATTAAAAACCTGGTCAGCGATTTATTTATACGAGACAGATCGTTTGGCGTTACATCTTTATGTACCAAATTATCGTAACCCCGAACAGGCTCGGTACCGCTTTAATCGAGAAGGTGCTGAATTTATTCAAGCATTACCAGGCCCTGCTGATGTTGCTGTCGGAACCAGGTTGATGCTTTCAAACAATTTCCGATAATTTATATTCAAAATCATGGCGCAATTAAAAGCACAGCAAATTGCATCTTTACTGAGAAATCAGGGAGTAGCACCGGAAAAAATTCCAACGATGACTGCCATCGCTCTAGCTGAATCTGGTGGCCGTACAGAGGCTTTTAATCCTGTTGGCTTGGATAGATCGTATGGACTATTTCAAGTGAATATGCATGGGAATTTAGGTCCTGCAAGAATGAAAGAATTTGGCCTCAAAACTGAACAACAGCTTTTTGATCCGGCCACTAATGTGCGCGCTGCCAAGGGAATATTGAATAGTCAGGGACTAGGTGCTTGGTCCGTGTATAAAAGCGGAAAATATAAGGAGTTTTTACCTCAAGCTCAGCAAGCCGCAGCACAGCTTGGCGCACAAGAGCAAAAATCAGATCAAGCAGTTCCTGGACGCACCATAATTGTTCTTGGTAATCAAGATGAGAAAGAAGACCCGCTAAACTTTTTGACTCGTTATAGAGCTAATCTCGATAGTCAACTGCCAGAAATAAAGTCGCAAATCGATCCAGTTGCGTTATTAGCGGCTTCTTTCGAACCACAACCCTTCATCACCTAAAAACTGATACAAGTGAACTCCTACTCTATTGTTGATATTGGTAAGGAATTCCAGAAGTATGGTCTTCGAGTTGGTGAGCATCCTGCTTTTGGAAAAGTTGGAAAACATGCCCCCAAATCTTTTCATTATTTAGGACAAGCAATTGATGTCACTGACTATCGTCCTGATAAGGCCCCAGCTTTTCAAGGAGGCAAACCAATTGATTGGAAACAACGTACTGCAGAATTAGCTTACCGTGCTAAACAATCTGGTCTTTTTCAAGAAGCATTGGGGCCTGGTGATCCCGGACATGAGACGCATGTTCATTTGGCCTTACCCAGTAAAGTGCAAGCATCTCCTGAGCTTCTTCAGTGGATTGCCACCGGAAGATATAAAACAGCAGAGGGAAAATTGACTGATGTAATGCCCACATTACAGACACAACAGCAATCTTCCAAAATATCTTCGACCCCCACCAGCGATACAGTAATTGTTCTTGGCGGCGGTAAACAGCGTCAGACAACAGAAGATTTTTTAAAAAGATACGCAGATGAAATTATGTCGTCAGAAATACCACAATTTAGGTCAGTTATCAATCCATCGACGTTATTAGCTCAGGCTTTTCAACCCCAAGAACTACTGACCTGATGAGATTTGCATCTGTTCCTGGATATTACCCCAGTTTTCCGGTGACATACCAAAATATGTACCAGGATTACCAGATGACAACAGCCGGTTTTAGTGATCCTTTTAATCCAAATAGACAAGAAATTACAAACCAATGTAATTACGTAGTCAGTTACACCGGTGAGGACGACCCACGATATCAGATGAATAATCCTTCTTATATGCGAGAAGTTGATCGTAGCCATAGTGACAACATTCCCCCTGTTATTCTTAATAGGAAGCCAATTCAAAATAAATTCTGATGGCCTATACAAAACCCGATCTACGAGCACGGCTTTTAGCTCGTATCAAAGCCGGGTCGAAGGGAGGTAAACCGGGGCAGTGGTCAGCGCGTAAAGCTCAGTTGCTAGCTCAAGCCTACAAAAAAGCTGGTGGTGGTTATAAGGGTGGCCGTACAGAGGGTCAAAAGTCGTTGAAGCGCTGGGGTGATCAGAAGTGGATGACAAAAGATGAGTACGAAAAAAAGAAAAAGAGTTGAACTAGACTAAAAAAAAA